CAAAGCATTTGGTGAGAACATTCTTGCGTTCTCGATGTTTGCACAACAGCACGATGACGTTGTTCTCTATCTACACACAGATCAGATGGGCGCACTTGGTGGCATCAAGTTATTGCAGTTGCTTCAATCGTGTGGAGTACCAGAAGAAAAGTTTAAGTTTGTTGATCCTTACGTTTATAGAACTGGCATTGACCAGCAAACACTTGCAACGATTTATACCGCGATGGATGTTCTACTTGCCACTTCATACGGCGAGGGTTTTGGTATTCCTACTGTGGAAGCGCAAGCCTGTGGAACTCCTGTAATCATTAGCGACTTTGCAGCTTCAACAGAGCTACTAGGTGACGGCTGGTTAATTGACGGTCAGCCATTGTGGGATGCACCGCAATCTAGTTGGTTCCACATGCCTAGCGTGCCGGGGATTGTGGATGCACTAGAGCAGGCTTATCAACGTGGCAGGGGCAGATCAGAAAAGGCACAAGAGTTCGCAAAGGCGTATAACGCAGATACGGTCTTTGAGGAACATTGGAAACCCGTACTTACGGTTTTAGAAGCTAAAGCCCTAGAACGGATGTAGAGCGTGAAAATAGGTTGGTTCACACATCACATCCAGAATGAACCCAACGTGGCTGAGAATGGCTCTGTGAGTCAGCAAGGACTATTCACGGGGCAGTTCGCAGGTGGCGCAGAAATGTCAGACTATGAATACCAGATGCAAGCACCTTTGGGTTATGAGATCGAGATTGTCACTCCGTACACATTCGATACACACGACATACACCAATTCGATTCAGTCGTTGTTACGGGTACAGATTTATTCACAGATGAACAGTTATACGAATTAAGCAAGCATGACCCGTTCGTGTTCGTGCATCACTTGCAAACGCCACGCGCTGGACTGAACTCACTGATTCGTGGCTCTCGCTTATTCGTAACCCATACCCCGGCGCACATGCGCAGAGAATTATCTTGGACAAAGCCACGCAAGACAGCGCAGGTTCTAAGCTACTTTGACACTTCTAAGTGCCACGACCACATGGACAAACAGCCTTGGGCATTATGGGCAGCGCGTAACCATCCGCTTAAAGGTCAGCTACGCGCCCACGCTTGGGCAGCTCAGGCAGGCTATGAGTTCAAAGCTCTTACAGATGTACCGCGTGAACAAGTCCTAGATGCTATGGCTAGGGTCGAATGGTTTGTGCATTTACCTTTAGCCTTTGAATCAGAGTGCAGGGCAGTTATGGAAGCAGTTCTCTCAGGTTGCAGGATTCACACGAACGAGAACGTGGGAATTACTAGCGTTGATGATTGGCATGATGCAGATCATTTAAGACACATGATTGACAATGCAGGCGATACCTTTTGGAGATTGGTACAACAATGAACAAACCAACTATCAGTATTGTTTTGGCTATTTGGGGTCAAGGGTATTCGGAATTTTTGCCAAAATGGTTTGAAGCTGTTGAAACATTAGAGCGTGAGTATGACGAGATAGTTATTGTTTCTGATGAGCAAAACATAAATCGGGTACTTACTTCAATCAAAGATTTTAGCAAAGTAAGAATCAGAGTTGAAAATTATGAACCTGAATTTGCAAACTATTGGAATCGCGCTATTGACCTTGCAACAAGTAAATGGATCGCCTTTTGTTGTGCTGATGATTACTTACTACCAAAAGCATTGAATGAGATAGATGCAGCTGATGAAGCGGAATGCAACTTGCTAGTTGATCACTTACTTCATAAGGGTTCTATGCAAAGACAAAGCGCGGTCTGGGATCCGGCAGAACTTAATTATGACTTTAGGCTTATGGGTGGAAACTCAATAACTAAATCGTTGTGGGAAGCAGTAGGCGGATTCCCCTATGGATTCCAATTTGCAGACTGGGGTTTTGCGTTAAGACTTAAAAAGAGTGGACTCGTAAAGCCATTCCAAGCAGCAACAGATCGCATTGTTTATGACATGGGTTACAGCCGTCTAACAATGTCTGGTGCAACCTTGCCATTCAGCGATAGGGCTAAGGGTCAAGATCAGATAACTAACTTAATAAAAGAACTCGAATTGTAGCAAGTAGAATAGTTAAGACTTAGGAGTTACATGGCAATCACAAACGGCTACGCCACCCTTGCACAGGTTAAATCTGCTTTACGGATCTCAGATGCAATAGATGATTCGATATTAGAAATGGCAGTGGAAGCAGCTTCACGCGCTATTGACGGGCATGCTGCTAGATACTTCTATTCATCTGGAACTGCTACGCGACTTTACGCAGCAGATGATTCCTTCGTTGTTCAAACTGATGACATTGCAGGAACTGCCATAGTTCTACAAACCTCATCCGCAGGCGATGGAATCTTTGACACGACTTTTGCACCTATTGACTATCAGCTAGAACCATTGAACGGAAACGTAGACGGGCTACCTGTTCCTTTTACAAGAATCCGCGCTGTTGAAAATTACTTGTTCCCGGTAGAAGTTGAGCAGGCTCTTGTTAAAGTAACCGCCGTCTTCGGTTGGGCATCTGTTCCAATCGCGATTACGCAAGCAACAATTATTCAGGCAAGCAGAATTTATAAGCGACTCGAAAGTCCTCTCGGCGTTGCCGGCTTTGGAGAGCTTGGCGCAATTTCCGTTACTCGTGATTTGGATCCTGACGTTGCTCAACTTGTTGCTCCTTATCGCCGTCTAAGAAACTTTGCATAATGGCTTTACTATCTGAACTACGAACAGGGTTAGCCGCTAACCTTGCCACGATCACAGGGCTACGAACAGCAGCACTTATGCCCGACAATCCAAACCCACCTATTGCAATAGTTCAGCCAGACTCCATTGCCTATGACGATACCTTTGGCAGGGGAATGCAAACCTATACGTTTACAGTTGTGGTTCTTGTAGGTCGCGTAGCTGAACGATCTGCTCAAAATGCCATAGATGCCTTCTGCGCAAGCACCGGGTCAAGCAGTATCAAACTTGCATTAGAATCAGATAAGACACTTGGTGGCAAGGCATTTGATCTCAGAGTTACCGACATGAGAGCTTATGCAAGTATTGCTGTCGGTGAAGTAAACTATTTAGCAGCAGAGTTCTTAGTTCTCTGCTACGCAGACTAAGGAGCAATACCGAATGCCAAAATTCGCCGCAACGGATTACAAAATCACAGTAGGTGGAGTCAATCTGTCCACAAACTTAAACAGCGTAGAACTCGCTTTAGAATCAGATGACTTGGAAACAACCGCCTTTGGTGGAACATTTCGTGAGCGCATTGGTGGACTAAAGACTGGTTCAGTAACGCTTCAGTTCATGCAGGACTTCGGCGCAGCCTCAGTTGATGCAACACTGTTTCCGCTTTACAACACACTTGCAACAGTTGTAATTGTTCCAACCTCAGGAACTGTAACCAGCACTAACCCTTCATACACCGCCGTATGCCTTGTCAATGCTTACAGCCCACACGCTGCATCTGTTGGAGACTTGGCCGTTTTCAGCGTTACTTGGCCAACAAGTGGCACTGTTACAAGAGGCACTGTTTAATCATGAAGGTAAACCTGCGCGTTACTTACAATGACAACAAAGTTGAAGAAGTCTATGCAACGATGCGTGACCTTGTTGCCTACGAGGACAAGTTCACAAAATCAGTTGCTCACATTGAGTCAGACTTTCGCATCACTGACTTGTTGTGGATCGCATGGCACTGGCTACAACGTCAAGAGAAAACTCAAAAGACTTTTGACGAATGGTGCGATGACGTAGACACTATCGAAGCGAGTGAAGAAAGCCCAAAATAATTGGGTTGGGTGACTCATCCCAACACTGGTATTTGGCTTATCTATCCGTAGAGACTGGTATTGCTCCATCAGTCTTAATGGAAGAATCTGAGCGTATGCTTTTTACGATGGGAATGTATCTGCGCTGGCGAAACAGTCAGGGGAACTAATGGCAATCAGTGAGTCCCTAACGGGTCGTGCCGGTGGCGCAGCCTTTGCAATCGAGGTTGTTGGTCTGCAAGAGTTCCTAAGACGGGGCGCAGCAGCTGACCCAATGTTTAACAAAGAAGTTCGCAAGGCTTCTATTGACCTTGTTGGCAAAGTAGTAGTTGAAGTTAGAGCGCATGCAACCTATGCGCCTAACCCACGTCAAGCCATTCAATCTGCACAAGGCTTAAGAGCTTTGTCTGATCGCATACCTACGATCAAACTTAGAAGCAGTAGCGAGTTCATCTCAAAGTCTCGACCAAGTAAGAAGCGCAAAAAGCCAGTTACTAGAGGTGACGTATTCTTTGGCTCGGAGTTTGGCTCAGATCGTTATAGGCAGTTTCCAGCCCGTACCCCTAAGCTAGGTGCAGGCAACAGGGGCAACTTCTTTTGGCCTACTATCGAGGCTATGGCTCCCACGATTAACCGAGAATATCTTGCAGCACTAGACAGAATCACTAGGAAATTAGAACGCCTTTAACTAGACATTCTGTATAACACCTGCTACCATCTCAGGTATGTACGCAGTTAAATGGTGGTCAGTCAGAGACAATAAGCCAAAGCCTTATGCCGATTCTTGGTCTGACTTTGTAGCTTTACTTTCACATCATGCAAAGCGTGAGGACAAATACAAAGGCTATCTATACAGCCCTGTTACCTATGTTGAGAACGGCTATCGCGGTAACAGAAACGTAATTGCTATCAACGCCTTCGTTGCTGACTTAGACGGTGAAGCCTTAGCCGATACGTTAGACAAACTGCAAGGCTATGAATACATTGCCTACACAACTTACAGTCACAGAGAAAATGACCAGCACTGGCACATTGTTATTCCATTTGATGAAGCCGTACCTAGTCACCAGTGGTATTCAGTCTGGAAACAGATGCACGACTTCTTAGGCATTGTTGGCGATCCACAGACCAGTGACCCTGCACGAATCTTCTTTGCTCCACAGCACGCACCTGACGCTGTATTCCATACCTTGCGTGGGCATGGGGAGATCATGCAAGCACCAGAGTTTAGATACTCAGACCGACCACCTGTAACTATTACTAAGAGAGAACACGACAGACCAGCCTTAGACTTCTGGGATTGCACCTGCACTCTCAAGCACCGTTGCAAGAAGTGTGAACTAGAATTCAAAGACATTGACTTATCTAGGTACAATGGGATGAGTCAGAAAGAAATACGCCAAGATTTACGGCGTGAGTTCTTAGAGTTGATGGCAGGTGCTTCTGCCCATTAGGAGTCTTAGTGGCAGGCAAGTCAAGCAGAGAATTTGAAGTCAAGTTTATTGGTAACACCACGAGCTTAACCAAGTCCTTTTCTACACTAGAAAAAAGCGTTGGCAAAGTTGGAAAATCTTTGTCTCGGAATGTTACTGCTCCGTTAGTTGCATTAGGCGCGGCAAGCGCAAAACTTGCTATTGACTTTGATTCATCTATGACCAAGATCGTTTCGCTTGTAGGTATCAGCGCAAGCGAAGTTGATTCAATGCGTGAGTCTGTTCTTAAACTTGCAGGCGATACTGGCAAGGCTCCACAAGAATTAGCAGATGGTTTATTTGTATTGACCTCAGCAGGTCTTAGAGGCAACGATGCACTTTCTGCTTTAGAACAATCAGCTAAAGCAGGCTCTGCTGGACTTGGTGAAGTTAATGACATTGCACGCGCCGTTGCTGGTGCGATGAACGCTTATGGCAGTAGCACTATCTCTGCATCTAAAGCAACAGACATTATTACAGCAACTGCACGCGCAGGTAACTTTGAAGTTTCGCAATTCTCTGCTGCCCTTGGTCGCGTTCTTCCTTTTGCAAAGCAAGCAGGCGCAAGCCTTGAAGATGTAGGTGGCGCAGTTGCGTTGCTTACTCGTACAAATGGTGATGCTGCACAATCTGTAACTCAGGTGCAGGCGTTGCTTCGTGCGTTTGTAGTACCTACCGCAGAAGCGACAAAGGCTTTAAGTGCTGTTGGATTATCTGCTGAGGATTTGCGTAACGCTATTTCAACTGATGGCTTGCCTGCTGCATTAGAAATGCTTGACGAGAAGCTAGGTGGCAACCGGGAACAGTTAGGTCGCTTGCTTGGTTCATCAGAAGGAGCAAGTGCTGCTTTCCAGATCCTTGATGCAGACGCGGAAAGTCTTGCAGGAACTTTTGGTGTTACCAATGATGCAATAGGTCTGACCAACGATGCCTTTGGCATTACTGCTGACACTGCTGGATTCAAATTGCAGAAGTCATTAAATGGTTTGAAGGTTGTTGGCATTCAACTTGGAGACACGTTAGTTCCAGTCATAGAAAAATTCTCAGATGGTATTGCTGTGGCTACTGCTAAGTTGCAAGCCATGTCTCCTGCTCAACGTGACCTATTAGTTAAACTTGCTGGCATTGCTGTTGTTCTTGGCCCGGCACTAATCATCATAGGTTCAATGCTTGGTGCGTTTGTTAATTTGATAGCAGTTGTGAAACTTGTAGGTGCTGCCGTTGGCTTCTTAGCTGCACAATGGACAGGCGTAGGTGTTGCTGCCGGTGGCGCGGCTGTCGCTACTGTAACCGCAACAACCATAATTAAACGCGCACTCATTACAACTGGTGTTGGTGCGTTAATAATTGGCATAGGATTTATTGCTTCCAAGTTTTATGATGCTGCGCAAGCCGCTAATGATTTTGGCGATGCTAAGAAACGCGCACTTACTGGACAAGAAT